ATGACAACTCTCAAACTTGCCGTTGTTCCAGCTAAGATGCTGAAAAGCGGAAAACACAAAATCAGAATTGCAATTGGACACAAGCAGGAAACAAGGTATCTTGTTACTCGCTTCAACATTGATGACTTGTCGCAATTCAAAGACGGCCAAGTAGTAGGTATACCAAATGCTTCATATGTAAACATGAAACTCAGAAGTATTCTAAACTCCTACCAAGAAGCATTAGATAGAATTAGCACACAATCATATACATGTGCCCAAGTCGTTGAATACCTATCCAATATAAAACAAGGGGCAGCACCTTTTTCATCTGCATCTACTGACTATATCATTAATATGGAAAAGGAAGGTAGAAAGAGCACGGCTGAACTTTACCGCCGTACCTGCAGATACTTCAATGATTTCATCAAATTAGATGTAATGCTGGATGGTATCACCCCACGAACCATCAAGGAGTTCGATATCTACCTAAAGAATGAGAAAAACCTAAATCCGGTCACACGCGGTACACACATGGCACATTTAAAGGCAATACTTAATCAAGCTGTCCGAGACAAGAAGGTATCGTATGATACGCACCCTTTTGAATATTACGAAAAGCCGGAAGGCAATATACGAGAGCTTGACATTAGCGTCGATGAGGTAAAGCAGATAAGGGATTCCACCCCAAAAGAAAAATCCCTTCGGATGGCCCGTGACCTTTTTATGCTATCCTATTACCTTGGGGGGATAAACCTTATTGACCTAATGCAATTCAATTTTAAAAACAGAGACACCATAGAGTATATCCGGGAAAAATCAAAGAACACCAAAAAAGGGGATAAAAAGATAAGTTTCAGCATACCAGAAGAGGCCAAACCGATAATAAAAGAATGGATGGGAAAAAATGGCAAGCTCAATTTTGGCTATAAATACACTTATGACAATTTTAGGAAGTTTGTCACCAAAGAGATTAAGCGTCTTGCAGAAAATATCGGCATTGAATCGCATGTAGTCTATTACTCTGCACGCAAATCATTCGTTCAACATGGGTTTGAGCTAGGAATATCCTTGGAAACCCTTGAATACTGCATTGGTCAAAGTATGAAGAAAAACCGCCCCATCTTCAACTATGTAAAGATTATGAGGAAACATGCAGATATAGCAATAAGGAAAATCCTCGATGAACTAAAGTGACTTCTCCTGGACGAAAGCTATTGCTTCGGCAGTAGCTTCTTCCCTCTCCTTTTCTATCTCGGAATTCAAGCGGTCTATTAAGTCCATATTTCCCGTCAGCGCGGTTTTCACACAATCGGAAAACGTGACTGTCAGCCGATAGTGACCGTAACCAATAAAGGACTTCGTGAGCTTCGGGAAGGATGATTCAGTTTTACCCATAATGCAACCGGATTAAGAATAAGAAGCGGAAAAAAGAACGGTTCCGCTTTCCCGTTGCGTTACATATTCTCAAATAGGAGGATACAGTGAAACCATTAAGCTATCACACGGGGGTCGGAACCGTATATGAACAAGCTACTGGCAAAATTTATCACCAGTAGCTCTACGGTCGGAATATTACTATTCCTCCTATTCAATAAAGTATGTAACGCACTGCAAATATGGAAAAAATATGCGAAATAACGAAAATAATTCATGCAATAGTTGTTTAATAACCAAAAGATTATTATCTTTGTAATGTCAAATAACAAAAGTAATCAACATGAGTAACGAACAAATTAAAAAGGACCTGCTTATACAAAGAGCATTCCTCAAAAAAGAATTAGACCAGCTAAGGTTTATTGCCGAAGTTACCGGAACTAACCAAGAAAAAGAGATTGATAAAAGATTAGACCGATTACTGACAATCGACAAAATATTGAAAGAGTTAGAAAAAAAGAAGTAAAACAAAGCCCCTCTCTCCGGAGAGGGCACTAAAAATAAATATATGGCACTGAAAGATGAATTACTGGCATTAAAGCCACTACTTGGTACAGACTCTCCAGAGTTCTATACCAAAATGACAGAAATAGCAGCCAAGTACAATTCGGAAGAAGACAAGAAAGCTATTGCCAACTTTGTATCAGAGCGCTTACAGAACATTGATAAGAAACTGGACGTTATAGAAGAAAGTGCAATCAAATTGCAATTACAAGAAGTTGCCGAAATAGTTTCTCTAAGCTATCTTGCGAAAAAGTATTTCAACAAGAGCCGTTCGTGGTTATATCAGAGGTTAAATGGCAATCTGGTAAACGGGAAACCGGCACGTTTTACCAAAGAAGAATTACAGACATTCAACAATGCACTACAAGACATATCTCAAAAAATAGGCTCACTTAGTATCTCATATTGATACTCTGTTATTTGACACCATCCCCGTAGTTGAGCCGCTACGGGGATTTTTACTGAAAAAGAAGCGATTCATTCAACTGCCTTTTCCACAATCTCCATCACTACATGGCTTGACTCCAACCAGAACCAATACCACAACCAAAGCATAATCCCACCCAACCAAACAAAAGCCACATCAATATAGTACAAATTTAATATCCTGCTAACCAATACACATAAGAGTTCTCCGCAAAGCACATAGGCAGCAACCATAGTAACAAGCTGGTCATTGGCAACAGTTATCAAAACCAAAATGCCTATAACGGGAAGAAGGGAAATACAATCAATTAGAAGTTGTTGTTTGTCATTCATAATACAATAGGGATTAGAATACAAATATAAACATTATTTTGTATAAAACAACCCTCTATAATAGGAATTTCTGACGAAAAAGAAACGAACTATTATTACAATATAAACAAAAAGAGCGACTATTCAGCCGCCCCTTTCGCATTAACGAGATAGACATAAAAGCATCTCGAATCATCTCTGTAGATGAATCCGAACCACTACAGAGTTTCCATTCATTCTACAGTTTCTCCTTTTTCATTCAGAAGTACCGTTACTTCTTCAGTGGATTGATTTTCCTTGGTGATGGTCAACACAACCTTATAAATCTTACCGGTTTCTTTCTCGGAAATGAAAGCCTCCTTTATTACAGCCCCCTCATAGTCCTTAGCCAAGACATTCATAACTGCCTGAGGCAAGTCTTTTACTTCCACTTTTGTGAACTCATCCTGAGGATTTTGCTGAGTTTGCTCTACAGACTGTGTTCCAGAAACCACGTAAGCAAATGCTACTGAACTGCCTAATCCCATAACCATTGCTAATGCTACCAATACTTTTTTCATAATCGTAAGTTTTAAGTAAATAAATATAGTTTTTGTATTAACTATAGAACAAACGATATGCCATGATGTACATCAGTACATAATACATTATACATCATCATATTATAAAAACAAGAAGGAATAATTATGTGTGGAAATATGTGGAACTGAGTACCACACATGGGGAATAATTACACAATATGGATTACTTAATTCCTGGGAAATGGAACAAGGCAGCTGAATAAGCTGCCCCTTCTATAAAACAGTCAACAAACAGACATTCACTAATCAAATGACATAAACATAAGCATAAATAACCCGGCTAAAGCCATAGCAAATGCAATTACCATACAAAACTCTTTTTTCATAACTAATAATTTGGTTAAACACATATTTCCATCGCACGTTCAACAACGCACTCTTGTCTCCGACAAAACCTCAGCCGCATAAAAGCTGAGGTCCAGCATGTTCCTTTCAATATATACAATCAATTAGAGCACACAATGTTGGAACATTCTGTAAATCCAGTATAAAGAAACTGCAATGGCTGAAAGAAGGAGTATACTAACACTATATACCGGATTCTACTATAAAGACAACTGCTTTTCTGAAATTCCCTACGTGATTTGAGGGAATTTTTATAAAAGAAAAGGCACGCAAACGAAAAAGCCCCGACATGTCATATACAAGGTATGAATTGTTACTGAAATATGAACAAAGGAAAAGGCAACTTATTGGGCTACCTTTCCTTTTATATAATCTATTCCCTCATTCCCCATACCTTTTTTCCAGATATTATATGTAATATATGATAAATAATCACAGTTTTCATTTATAATATTTTTATCAATACTGAACTCATTACATCTTAAAGCCTCACTGGATTTGCAATGCCTTTCAATACCTTTTTTCTTATACAAACAACATATCCTCTCGCTCGTATAATAATTCGTTTTATAATATTTACATAAGAAACAATTTCTCACATTTTCATAATTTTTATAGGCAATTACCCAACCAAAAGTCAAAGGATCTATAGTACGATTAGTATAATAATCGAATGTAATCTCAAATATAGCAGATGAATATCGATGGGTATATTCATTACAACTAATACGCTTATATAAACCTTTCATTGATTCTAATAATACGAATTTATTGAGTTGCATCCCACATGTTCTAGTAATCCCATCTTTACGCCTAAAATTATAAAACATTGTTGTTTCATCTTCTGAAATTATTCCATTTCTTATAATATCGTCTAATTCATATTCGGAGCTTAGAGCAACTTCAATAATACGCATCCCAGATTCTATCTTCTCCTTCTCACATTGATGTGAAACTAAAATCTCAATAAAAATAGGCTCATGTCTATTTTCAGAATCAGAAAGAAGTAAATCAGCCCGGAAACCTTTATATGTTTTTTCTCGAGTGATTACATTGTAATAATTCTTTAAGTTAAAAGATCGGCTCGATTTTTTCTCACAATAAGAAGTATAGTCATCATGATTCCATAGACAATGTTCAAAATTAGAGCATCTATCTTTTGTTCTAAAAGAGATATTTAATGCACTATCTGAATTAAACCACTCTTCAATTCTTTTCTTGGCAAGAGCATGAAGATAAGTTTCGTAGCTACAGTTTTGCGGTCTTATCTTATGAGCATAATGCTTTACTTTAATAGAACCTTCTTTTACAACCATTTCTCCTTTGCAATGAGGACATCGATATTCTATTCCTTTCTGAGCATTTCCAATACCAATGCAATTTTCATTCTTATCAAGAGCATACGTATATTTGAGTTCTGCCATATTAAAGAATCATGCTTTATTCAACAAAAGTCATATTCATTTTTATCTTTGAAAAATGGAATTATCAGTCGTCTGCACGTTGGCTAATAAGAATTCTTCTAAAGCGGCACATTCAAAAGCCGAATCAAATGGAACCGCAATAGCTGCAATATATTTAGGTGACGTGCTCCAATAAGGGCTTCTAACCCGGCATTTCCCTTCACCATCATAACAAAAATAACTTCCAAGCCTTCTGCCAATGGCAACGGATGATTTACCTATATATAGCACATTGTCCTTATCGTCCATAATCAAATAGACTCCAGGCCTATCGGCATATGGGTAGCATTGGGGCCAGCAGTTTTCCATATTCTCTTTCCCAGGAAACAAATCATACTTGTTACTAACTGAAAAACGTGTAAGACTTGGGTGACGATACTTCTCTTCGTATAATCTCACTAATTTTAAAACCTCATCTAATTTTGCCATTCTTGGTTACTCTGTTTTTTAAATCATCGAATCCCTTTTGCCAAAAACACATATCTACAACTTTCATTGATGGATAGTGGTAGTGAAGTTTTTCAGAAATATATCTTTGGCATTGCTGTATTGTATCTTTATTGCTCTGAGAACAATCAATTATCCGCTTTAATAATTCTTCGTCAAACTGCTTGCCTTGACAATGAAATGCCCGCTTAAACAAGTCATCCAATGCAGGAACACAGCCAATGGTTCCCAACATGATTTTAGTAATCAGAGTATCTGTCGCAGCAAGGTTTAAGGATGAAGTCTTATTTTCCGGTTTATAATATGTGATTTTACTGTAGTAATCTTTGAGCGCATTGTACAACTTCATTATTTGAGAAACATCATCCATTGTAAACCATTCTTTTCGTAGGGAATGAAATTTCCTTATTATGTTTACGGCATCCATATGAATCGTATAATCTTTCCAAAGTATTCCACAACTACCTCTATACATTCCCCAACTCGCTAAATAAAAAGCAAGGTGAAGAGATAAATAGTCTACTGAATCTAAATTACCGAATGCCGTATAGCAATATTCCCATGATTTAAAGCGATGATTTGAGTCTTGAACCATATTACTCAAATATTTTTCAACGCTACTTTTTTCTATGTCTAAAATAGGAAATGTCATTTCTATATAGTTAATTGTTTGACTCAATAAATTCCTTCAACCGATACAATCTATCAATGGCCGGATTGTAGAAAGCATCCGGATAGTGCTGCTTAATATCGCAGATATTCGCATTAACATACATAGAGGTGTCAAAAATATGTTCTGCCTCACTTAGCATCACCTCCTTGGGTAACTGGGTTGTTTGTGCCCATTCGATTATTGCCTTGACGGATTCCTCGTCATAGGAATATTTACTTTCTTCTGCCATAATTGCTATTTATGTTTTTATGAATTAGCCTGCACAAATATAGATAATTGAAGCCAATTACAAATGATATAGAAGCCGAAGTTATAGGAAATATTGAGGCTTTGCATTAATTTTGTCACTACTTATAATTTTTTACACCATATGAGCCCAAAGAATGTATATGAATTAATCCAGGAAAGACTGGAAGTGATTTTTAAAGAGTTCGACAATATATACATTTCCTTTTCAGGTGGAAAGGATAGCGGAGTGTTGCTGAACCTATGTCTGGACTATATGCGTAGGAACCGGCTGAAGCGCAGGATTGGAGTGTTCCACATGGACTATGAGATACAGTACAGTATGACCATTGACTATGTGGACCGGGTATTGGAGGCAAACAAGGACATGCTGGACGTGTACCGTGTCTGCGTGCCTTTCCGTGTAACGACCTGTACCTCCATGTACCAGAACTACTGGCGTCCCTGGGACGAAGCAAAAAAGGAAGCATGGGTCAGAGAAATGCCGGAGGGCGCAATGACTGTAGACGATTTCCCTTTCTATAACCGCAGGATGTGGGACTATGAATTTCAGACAGAGTTTTCCCGTTGGCTCCATCAACGGAAAGCTGCACGGCGTACCTGCTGTCTGGTGGGCATACGTACCCAAGAAAGCTACAACCGTTGGCGCACAATCTATCGAGGTGTGAAAGAGCAATATAAGGATTACCAATGGAGCACGAAAATCGGTGAGGGTGTGTATAACCTATACCCACTGTTCGACTGGAAAACGGAGGATATATGGATTGCCAACGGCAAATTCCGATGGGATTACAATAAACTATACGACCTCTACTACCAAGCCGGGGTAAGCCTTGACCGGCAACGGGTGGCAAGTCCATTCATCAGTGAGGCCATTGAGAGCCTTGCCTTGTATAAAGTCATTGACCCCAATACTTGGGGACGGATGATAGGACGTGTAAACGGAGTCGGCTTTGCCGGACTTTACGGCAATACCCGTGCGGCAGGAAGGAGAGCGATACGTCTGCCGGATGGATATACCTGGAAGTCATTCATGGAATTCCTGCTTTCGACCCTGCCGGAACATACCAGGAGAAGATACCAGGCCAAGCTGGAAACCAGTATCAAATTTTGGAAGGAAAAGGGTGGAGTTCTCAGTGATGAAGTCATACAGAAGCTGAAAGACCGCAATATCCCCATCCAGGTAGGTGACAGCACCAACTATAGGACAGACAAGAAACCAGTACGAATGGACTACCTGGATGACATTGACATAGAAGAGTTCCGAGAAATTCCCACCTATAAGCGTATGTGTATATGTATCCTGCGTAACGACCATACCTGCAAGTATATGGGGTTCGCCCTAACCAAGGAGGAGAATGAAATGAAGAGCAATGCCTTGAAAAAATACAAGGATATTTTATAAATACTGCATTGTACAGTAAACATATAAAACTGCCCCGACTTTCGCAAGCCAGAGCAGTCCAATTTATAAATTTAAAGTCTTATGATGAAGATTGTCTGTTGCGCCAATGTTTTACTATCAGCATAACGACAATCAAAACGGTTACACAAACACAAGCAAAACCAATTTGTTTAAGCAAGGTGGATTCTTTTTTTTCTTTTATAGTTTCTGACCGTTTTTCCTCACGGGTATTGGAAATGGTTCTTTTATCAGCCTTGACACTCGTAGTATCGGCTACTACCGTCTGTCTATCCTCCTTCTTATTGAAATCACCTTCTACATGACCGTCAGCCAATAACGGAGATTTCCCGGTCAGGCTGTCGGGCGGTTTTCTTGTATCATAGATACGGAAATCAATCACATAGTTACCATTAGCGGTAATGAGTTCGCTCAAAGAGGTACTTGCCCCATGTACGATATCGACCGATTCACTCGTGCTGTCCTTTCTGATTACTTCTGCATCGGACTTGACAGTTTTATGAGAGCTGCCACATGATAACAATAGGAACAGACACATGAAAGGAGCCAGCAATATATGCCGGCTTACCCAGTTCATAACCTTAGCCAACATAGGCAATGTCATTTATACGGTTCATCCAGCCTCTCTTGAATTTATTGTTAGCCGGACGTTTCCTGCATATATCCTCAATGAAGTCGAACCGTGCAATCTTAATCATGTCGAACAACTCACGCGGGTTCCTGGCATTCACCGCAGCAAGTGTCTTAGGTCCAACAATGCCATCTACAGAAACACCAAGCAAGCGTTGAGGTATCTTTATTCCGTGTGCACCGGATGCCCACACCCAATCGACAAGGATATTAGCAACTGATTGCGATTTAATATCGTCAGCTTTCCATCTGTCCCAATAATGCGGCTTGAGCACCCGGTTAACGACATCCTCACGGGTAAGCAGACGCAGGTCATCCACGTCTATATCACCGTCACCGTCCTTGTCATAGCCGCATGACTTCCACGCACCGATAGTTACACCCATATTCGTAGCACCTCCAAGGTCTGCCGGGTCATTCACGAAACCGCCTTCCCACTTTAGGATAAACGGTGCAAGTTGATTCACATTCGCCATTTCAATTTTCCTCCTTATTCAATTAATACCCATTTTGCGGTTCTCTATCACCGCACTTCTTTCTCTCACACCGTTTCAGTGCCAGTTCCAGTTTCAGGTCAGAATTAGTCTCCTTCAGTGTAAACAGCTCATCCTGTGCCTTACGGAGCCGGTCAGTCTGCTCCACAAACCGCTGTTCCTTCTCCGAAAGCTGCTTCTGCAGGAACTCGTTGTACTCCCGTAATGCCTTGAACTCCTCGACATCAGCATGTGCGTCCTCAATACGCGCATTGGTCTTGCGCGACATCCACCACTTAATAAGCTGCTTGATGCCCTCGATGCCACCGAGGGCGGTCACCAGCATAACCCAATCATTCATATCCATTTCACCAATTCATTTAATAATCTACTAATAACCATTTTTTGTCCGACACCGCACAAATGTACATCAGGCAAAATCAAACAAGTTGTTGAATTACAATTTTCCACTGACATTCCGTGACAGCAAAAGTAATTGCTTCCACAACCTTGAAAAAGGACATAAAAAAAGAGCTCGATGACAACGTAAGTTGCCACCAAGCTCTTGGTGTTTATATGCATTTCTACAAGCAAATACAGGAATTTATATTTGAAATCCGATTACTTATTGCATCCTTTTTAAATGGTCATCCAATGTTTTAGGATTGCATTTCAATTTTCTACAAATGGCAGCTTTAGAATATCCGTATTCAAGCATAGTTTTAATCAATCCTTCTTTGCCCGTCAGCTTGTAATGCGAGTTATGCCCACCCTTATGCCGCCCTAATTTCTGTCCTTCGGCAACACGCCTGGCAAGACCTTCTTTGGTCCGTTGCGAAATCAAATCACGTTCAATCTGAGCTGACAGACCAAAAGCGAAGGCAAGAATCTGAGACTGTATATTGTTACCCAACTCATACTTCTCCTTTACAGTCAGAACAGTGATTTTTTTTTGCATGAGAGTGTTTAGAATGCTCATCACTTCCATCAGACGACGCCCAAGACGACTAATTTCAGAGCAAATAAGGGTATCACCCTTTTTAAGTTTTTTCAGCAAAGCGCCAAGCTTCCGTTCTTTTGCAGACTTGGTACCGGATATGGTTTCCGACACCCATTTGTCTATTTGCAGTTCTCTTATCTTACAAAATTTCTCTATCTCAAATTTCTGATTCTCAACCGTTTGTTTATCTGTACTGACTCTAATATACGCGTAAATCATTTTTCACGCAAAGATATAAAACTCAATTACAAGGTAGAAAATAGCACATCCTTATAAGATGCCTATCCAAAGTTATCGGATTACATTGCAGCCTTCTACAAATGGCGGCTTTGGAATATCCGTATTCAAACATCTTTTTTATTAGCCGTTCCTTTCCAGTCAATTTATAATGGGAATTCTGAACACCTGGTTTTCGCCCAAGCTTCATCCCCATGGCTACCCGCCTGGCAAGTCCGGCTTTGGTTCTCCTTGATATATCTTCCCGCTCTCTTTGAGCAAATAAGACCTTTAAAAACGTATCTTGCACAGAATCTGAATCATCTTTAATAAGCTTGTCATCACGGATTTCCACAATATTGGCTTTGGCTATCAGACAATGAGATATGATAGCTATAACCATATACGCACAACGTCCAAGTCTTGAAAGTTCCGTAACATATATGGTGTCGCCTTGGTCTATCGTATTCAGTATCTTACCTAATTTCCGCACATTGGGATGCCTGGCACCAGACACACTCTCTTCAATCCACTTATCTATAATGAGCCCCTTGCGCTTGCAATATTGCATAATCTCATACCGCTGATTTTCAACGGTCTGTTTTTCGCTGCTAACCCTTATGTAACCGTAATTCATAGCTGTTTTTTTGCGAGAAAGTAATAAAATATCTACGAAAAAATAAAATATGAGATAATAGGTTTTCATAACCCGGAAGATTTGCCCATTAAATATGCAATGTTATGGCAGAGAAGCAGGATATTAGAGAAAATGCAATGGCTGGTGGCACTCCGGCACGATTACGTGGACTGGCGGCAAACGGCAACAGTATATCACCGACATTGGAAGAGGTGGCAAGCGCAATGCCAGTAGCAACTATGGTAGAGAAAGGGATGGCAAGCGCTGGACAAGGAAGAGTCGAATATAGTATTGTAGGGGAAGGCAGTGTAGATATTCCTCTTCCTTATTATGGAATATTTCTATTTGTCAGCGAGGAACTTGATGGCTCCAGTCTCCTATTCCATTTAGCTTATTATAAAAAAGATTTTAAAGCCGTTATTGATTCGTCCAACATCGTAGGGAATTTATTTAATATAGAGCAACTAAAAGACGGCAGTAAAACCATAAGAGTTACAAATTTAAGAAGTAGTGTTCAAAGATTTTCCATAAATAGATTATAACCAAGCAGCATTATGTTTCTCTGCCGTCTTCTTTGCCCCTTAAATATGCAATATTATGGCAGATGATATTAGAGAGAATGCGATGGCTGGGGGTACTCCGGCACGGCTGCGTGGATTGGCGGCGAATGGTAACAGTATTAGTCCGACGTTGGAAGAGGTAGCAAGCGCAATGCCGGTAGCGACAGAGACAAACAAAGGACTTATGCAAGCTAATGGATTTGAACAAGGTAAGAATATATTAAGTGAAGGATACAATAATAAAATCAGTGCTGGTGTATATTCATCTACTGATAATTTAGATAATATGGGGACTGGAATTTTATTAGTGCTAAGAGGGTTTCAATACACGGCCCATTTATACATTACCAACTCTGCAAGAATATATATTAAAACCATCCGTAGCAATGGAGAGATTTTAAAAGATTGGACGTTGATAAATAATACCTAAATATAAAAGGGCTTTTAAGCCTTCATTTCTCTACCTTATCTTCTGCCCCTTAAATGTGAGATTATGGCAGAGCAAGATATTAGAGAAAACGAGATGAACTCAGTCGGTAGCGTGGATTACGTGAGAGGCTTGAAAGGTAAGGACAGCGTGTTGATTAAACCTGGCGACCTTCCTCATCCGAATACGGGTGGTGAAACAATTTCTGCTAATTTACAAAGTGGTAAATGGTATAGAATAGCTATTGGTTATCCTGGTAATGCCACTTCTTCTGGCCTATTCAACATGGGAAATGAGTTTGCTTACGATAGTGCAGCAGTAATATTGTTTTATGCTTTTGCTGAAGGGTATAATAATGGAGCTTTCATTACAAAAGTAGCTGCTTCAAACAGACTTCCTATATCGAAAGCTCGTGTGTTGTATGCAAAATCAACAACTGAACGAAGTTATTTAGACATATATGTACGACTTTCCGGTTCAAACAAATTTGTAATATCCGCTGCCGCCCTCATCAATTTCAAGTTGCAGACACCGGAAGAAGTCAGCGAAGCCATTCCTGAAGGCTACTCTGTAAAGGAAGTTTCCTTCTGATAGTGGTCCTGCAAACCATGTGGATTTTCATTCTGGTTATGCCCGTTCTGACCGAGATGGTCGGAACGGGTAAGAGATTGGATAAGAAATGAAAGAGGTAAATCAAGCTGCTAAAATTGGTAATTTATATTCGCCTCCAATCAGTATAAAGGATGGCATTCCCACTGCTATAGCCTTCTCTGATATACGTGAGCCTTCCGCTTACCATCTGAAAGATAAATTGGCTACCACTGGTATCTCCTTTAGATGAACGCTGCACATGAATACAAACACCATATTCTATCGGTGAATTTTCTGTCTTTCCTATATAAACAATGCTTAAACCTTCATTTAAAACCTTGTATGCTTCATTCAAATCGTTTAAAGATGTGATTCCAATTTCCTTAATAGACAGTAATGCACTTAATGAGGGAAGCTCCATCTTAGCTTGCCCACTATCTGTTTTTTCCCCATACACATACTTCATACTTGTGACTACCGGAAACTGGTTCATTGCTATATCCTGCTTCTCTGCCATATCTTCCTTACATTTAAGGGGCAAAGAGTATGGCAGAAAAGCGAAAGGAGGAAATAAATAGTTAGTTCAAGTAATAGTTATTGACTTCCAATCTGACCATTTCGTTGCTCCATCGACATTATAGGCAGCTCTAACTTTAATTATGCTCATATTATATGCAACTTTAATCTGTGCACCTTCAAGCCCGGTCGGATTTATCGAGATAAGACAACCATCTATTCCGCTGCCATCAATATCTGATGTTGAATATGCAACATAGTTCCCGACGATATTAAGGACGTCAGGAGGCCGTAATTTGAACTGTGTCAGCTAAGGAAATGAATAAAATATTAACTTTGCTAACACAGTTTATTTTATGAGTGAAGAATTTGATTTTGAAAGTATCAAGAACAAGGCTCTTGAACAGTTGAAGTCTGGTAAGCCCTTGTTAGGTAAGGACGGTGCTTTTGCTCCGTTGTTGGAGAGTATATTAAATGCTGCCCTTGAAGGTGAGATGGACGCTCATCTTTCTGAGGATGAACGCATGAGTGGCAACCGTCGTAATGGCAAGATGCAAAAACAAGTACAGACTTCGATGGGAGAAGTCACCGTATCTACCCCTCGTGACCGTAACTCCACCTTTGATCCCCAGTTCATAAAAAAGCGTGAAACCATTCTTGCGGAAGGTGTTGCAGACCGCATCATCGGACTTTATGCTTTGGGAAACAGCACACGTGAGATAAGTGACTGGATGGAGGAGAACTTGGGTAATCGTGTGTCTGCTGAGACGATTAGTGCCATCACCGATCGTGTACTTCCGGAAATAAAGGCATGGCGTTCCCGTAGCCTGGACAGCGTTTATCCGATAGTCTGGATGGATGCCATTCATTATAAGGTAATGGACGACAGAGGCTGTGCCGTAACCCGTGCGATTTACAATGTACTGGCTCTGGACAGCGAGGGACATAAGGATCTGTTAGGGATGTATATCTCTAAAAATGAGGGTGCGAACTTCTGGCTGAATGTATTGACAGACTTGCAGACCCGTGGTGTCTGTGACATACTCATAGCTTGTGTTGACGGATTGAAAGGCTTCCCGGATGCTATCCAAAGTGTGTTTCCTGATACTATTGTCCAGCTCTGTATTGTCCATCAGATACGTAACTCCGTCAAGTATGTCGGCAGCAAGCACCAGAAGGAGTTCATGAGAGATCTGAAACATGTCTATGGTGCGGTAAATAAGGAATCCGCTGAGACAGAGCTTCTTAATCTGGAAGAAAAATGGGGTGAGAAATACCCTATCGTTATCAAGTCTTGGCAGGATAACTGGGAAAGGCTTACTGAATACTTCCAGTTTACGCCGGATATACGACGTATGATTTATACCACGAATACAGTCGAGGGATATCATCGTCAAATACGTAAAGTCACAAAAAACAAGGGCGTGTTCCCTAACAACACCGCCCTTGAAAAGTTGGTTTATCTCGCTTATCGCAATATACGTAAGAAATGGACCATGCCATTAGCAAATTGGGCAGCCATCGCACAACAATTAGCGATAAAGTTTGGAGATAGGTTTAAATTGTTGTAACTTTACGCTCGTCGGGAGTGCTGGTGCACCCCCTTGGCGCTGGCCGATCCCCGACCGATGAGCTTGGAAAAAAACGCCGCATGACACAGTTTATTTTACGCCCCCGAATTTATGATAAAAAAAGATGCTGCATCATACGTGTCTTGTTGAGCATCTTTATCAACATATTTTAATTCCTGTGCATAATGCAACACTTTCATATTTAATAATGAATCTGGCACAATGGCAGTTAATTTTATCGTTCCCATGCTTGCCTTTTCTTGTGAAAAAGCAGAAATAGAGAATAATAGAAATATGAATAATATTCTTTCTTTCATCTTTAATAATTTGAAGTACGGACAGAGATACAATATTTAGAAGTATTTCAAATTATAGTATCTCTGCCGTTTTGTCAACTTTTATGCTAAAGAAATCGAATATTTCGATTCTTATCCTTCATTTTGCACAAAATCCACTAATGCTTTATCTTTTTTATATATTCAATTTCTTTTAATATAGGATTTTGTTCTCGTTTAGATTTATCGGGCTGGCCTACATGATTTGAATATTTATCTAAAGCATGTACACTCTCATGAGTTCCTGTAGCTCCTATAACATCATCTAAAGTTATGTTACTAAGTTGATCTATATTTAGATTTTCTCTATAACGCTTCACTATTTCTCCTTGTTTTGCATAAGGAATAATGTTTGCTATATCCTTTATGATTTCCATATAAAGAGTTATTTTCGCTTTTGTTATATTGCCATTCTCATCACCTGTAATACTAGTTACTCCTATGCGACCGGAATTATTATCGTCTTTAGAACTTAATGTAATTGTAATAGGATAATCAGACCACATCATTTTTTCGAATTGGGTTTGCCCAATACTATTTCTCATCATTGCATTACCTACCCTTTTAACATCCGGCGTTGCGTTTGAGGACCATTCATTATTTTGATAAGTAATGGCTTTTCCATTAATATCTATAATTGAATCACCTTTTACATCAATATGTTTAACCGGATTATTCGCCCCATACTGATACGGAGACATCGAATGATACTTCTCAGCAAATCTGTCATTTGTCGTAAACCTCCCCAACGCCGCATCATAATGCCTTGCACCGTAGTCATACCAGTTCAACCCTTTCTTCGCATCAAGCTCCTTGCCGTTATACTTGTAAGGCTGCACATTGCCTGTACTTGCAAACACACCACCGAACGGATAGTAATGGTTCGTCTCCTCTACAGTGCCGCTCTGGTTGATGACTACCCGGTTGTTCCCCTGGTGCAAGTAGTAATGATACTTGCCGTCGCTCAAAGTAACATAGCCCTCATCGGTCAGCAACAACTTCCGAACACCGTTCTCATAGACCACGTTTCCGCAATAGTCCGTCGTGGTGGTAGTACTGCCTGTCTTATGGACAGTTTTCAGCTTCGTGCCGTCGGCACCGTATGTATGACTTATCCTACTGCCGTCACTGAAAGTCACCGTACTTGGCAAATTTAAGCAATTATACGATATGTTGCTAATTCCCTTGTTCAAATCTTTAGTTAAATTTCCATTGGCATCGTAGGCGTACTCATTTGCCTGCTTCACGGCATCTTTGAACTCGAAACCGCCACCGTAGGCAGAAGCCGCTACCGCATCGTCCACACGGGTCGGGCGGTTGCCCGCAAACGTGAAGGTGAGGTTTTCAATCAGACCGTCGTAAGTGAGCTTAGAAATTCTTATCATAGAAATAATACTATATGAAATTCCCTGCCTACATCGCTGTATGTAAGCAGGGAATCATTTAGATTATTGAATCAGAAGATTCTGATATTCAGAAGTAGTAAACAAATAACATCCGTTACAACAAAATTTATCTGATTACTAAACTATAATTTCTAATTTTTGAGAGTAGCGCTTCTATTTATATATATATCACCTGATTCACAATCTCTTCTAACAGATAAACCATGTTGCAATAATACATAAATAACATACCTTTGTTCCGATAAACTTAATACACTATTCTCATTATAACACGGAGTAAACCATATATCATCAAAATAAGCTGAAAACAAACCTTTTATTCCTTCACGTTTACAAATAGAATCTATACGATATTCCGGAACAACGACATAGTCTTTCAATTGTATATACGAGAGACTGTCCATTATTAAAGTGTCTTTATCAGATAACTTGATAAAATTTTCATAAAAAGGTTTCGTTATATAGTCCTCTTCATCTATAACTGATACCAATTCAATCTCATCTAATACAACCTTACAAATAGAATCATGCCACGCTATATTAGTTGTTATCATACAAGGCGCAGTAGTAATTAAGTTATTAGAATCTATCGTAGCTTTTTCAGAATAATCATACTTTATGTATAAATATAAAGATATCCCTCCGATAATAATTACTATTAAAATCAGCATCCTACTCCAATAATTCTTTCGGTACTTTTTGGGTTCCATACATCGTTCTTTTAGGTTCACCTATTACTTTTCTTATTCGGTTCTCGGTATTGATAGCGCGTATATCCATTAATAAAATACCGTTTTTCGTCCTTTCATAAGTAGCCACCTTCTTATCAACATCAAATGAATGTTGAAGTTCATGAGCTAAACCTATTCTTGGTGTTCTCATGTCGCTGTCATTTCGGCCTCTTCTCCGATTATAGGGGTTATAATAAATTTCACTACCTTGTGAAATATTCTTTTTTACCTTGTCTGCATTAAACCCAGTAGAGTTATACTCTCCTTTTTTAGGCATTGTGATATAATGTATATTCTTACTCTCTTCTAATTTTCCAATAATATCAGCTACCTTTTTATCATCTTGTTTAAGTTGGAAAAGATCTGCTTTTACATCTTTTTGGAATTTTGTATCATACCCAAAGAGCACTTTTATCTGATCAATTATTCCATTCGCATTAGGTTTAATAATTATGCTATCCCCATTCACATCAATATTCCCAACTGGACTATTCGCCCCATACTGATACGGAGACATCGAATAATATTTCTCGGCAAATCTGTCATTCGTCGTAAACCTACCCAATACCGCATCATAATGCCTTGCACCATAATCATACCAGTTCAAACCTTTCTTCGAGTCATACTCCTTGCCGTTATACTTGTAAGGCTGCACATTGCCTGAGCTTGCAAACACACCACCGAAGGGATAGTAATGGTT